CTAGACAGTTCGCTCAAGAATTTGAGTGCGACTTCCTAGGATCTGCTGACACTTTGATTAGTCCAGCAAAACTACAAAATATTCCATTCGCAGACCCAATCGCTAGCAATGCAGGACTTGATGTTTACGAAAGAGTACAAGATAATCACGAATACATTATTACTGTCGATGTTGCCAGAGGAATTGGTGGCGACTATAGTGCTTTCGTCGTGTTTGATATCACCACACTGCCGTATAAGATCGTGGCAAAGTACAGAAATAATGAAATTAAACCTGTACTGTTTCCCTCGGTAATCTTTCAAGTTTGCAAAGAATATAATAACCCATACGTTCTAGTAGAGGTAAATGATATTGGAGATAGTATTGCTGCAACTCTCAATTACGATCTTGAGTATCCTAACGTCCTTATGTGTGCTATGCGTGGCAGGGCGGGTCAGATTGTCGGACAAGGATTCTCTGGAAACAAAACACAACTAGGTGTGAAGATGAGCGTGACCGTCAAGAAGATTGGTTGCGCTAATCTCAAAGCAATTATTGAAGAAGACAAGTTATTGTTCAACGACTTCCAGATCTTCCAAGAGCTTACCACATTTGTGCAGAAGAAGCAAGCATGGGAAGCAGATGAAGGATACCATGATGACCTTGTGATGTGTATGGTTCTCTTTGCATGGTTAGTCATGCAAGAGTATTTCAAGGAGATGACAGATCAAGATGTTAGGAGGAGAATTTATGAGGAGCAACGTAATCAAATCGAGCAGGATATGGCTCCCTTTGGTTTTATCGATGACGGGTTGGGCGACGATACCTATATTGATGCTGATGGATCGCTATGGGAGTATGGAAATACTCAGGAAGAAGTAAGTTATATGTGGAACTACTGATGGAACTTGGAGATCAATTTGAACTAGAACATCTTCTATTCAAAGATAGGAAGTGTAGAGTTTGTGGTCAAATTAAAGATCTTCTCACAGATTATTATGTTGTTAGGAAGCACAAGAAATATCTCCCTTCAGCATATTCGTATGAATGTAAAGACTGTACTGTGAAAAGGGTGATGGATTCTAGAAAGAAAAGAGATCCATTTGCAGATTGGGGATATCCAGACTGGTAGTTCATGCACAGTTTCCCCGTTTGAAAGAGAGGAAAATCTAAATAGATTTAGATAAATTTGATATCTAAGAGGTAAAAACATGGCAAGTCAAGTCTCGCCTGGTGTTGTTATTAGGGAAAGTGATTTATCCAATGCGGTAGTTGTAGGAGCACAGGCAATTGTTGGTGCTTTTGCTTCATCATTCCGTACTGGACCAGTAGGCAAAATTACACCAATCGGTTCTGAGAGAGAACTGATTGACACTTTCGGTACACCAGCTGAGGCAAATGCTGCTGATTGGTTGGTTGCATCCGAGTTCCTCCGTTACGGTGGACAACTAGCAGTTGTTCGTGCCGCAACTGGAGTTAAAAACGCAACTCTATCTGGAACTGGTGTTCTTGTTGCAAATAGAGAATCTTTCGAAGCAGGAGTAACTTCAGAAAAGTTTGTTGCTCGTTACGCTGGTGCAGACGGCAACAACCTACGTGTTGTGATCGTTGATCGCGGTCCAGATTATACGGTAACCAAAGCTGCTCACGGTTTTGATCCTGGAGATACATACACCGATGACGATTCTGTTACGCATGAAGTTTATGAAGTTGTAAGCCCAAGCGTTTTCAGAATCATCAAGGGTGCTGCTGCTCCAACTGCTGGTACTGGCGAAACCATTACTGCATTCACTAATTCTGATTGGAATGATACTGCAATTGGAACAACTGGATTAACTTATAAAGCAATAGCTCCTCGTCCTGGAACTTCAGCATTTGCTGCAGAGCGTTATCTTTCATACGACGAAGTTCATGTTGTTGTTATTGACGAAGCATCAAATACAGTTGTTGAGAGAATGACATATCTTTCGAAACTAACTGATGCTAAATCACCAGAAGGCAATTCAACCTACTGGCATGATTACGTAAATGAGTTTTCAAGATACATCTATGCTGGTGTAGATCTTGGTGCATCTGAGCAAACTGTATCTGGAGAATCCTCTGGTGCTGCTTCTGCTTCTTATGGCGCTACTGCTCTTGCACCTCTAGAACTTGCAAGAGTTCTTCCTACTGCAGGTGGTTCACTATCTGGTGGAAATGATGATTATGCCTACACCCCAGGAGAAATTCAATCTGCATATGATGAGTTCCTAGACACAGAAGCAACCGAAGTTGACTTCATCCTAATGGGTGGTTCTATGGGTAATGAGAATGATACTATTGCTAAGGCAGAAGCAGTAGCTGCTATTGCCAACAGCAGAAAGGATTGTATCGCTTTCATCTCTCCATATGTTGGAGCTCAAGTTGCTACCTCTGGTGGAGCAGCTCTAACTCCCGCAGAGCAACTATCAAGAACTATTGACTTTTTCGACAATATTGGTTCTTCTTCATATGTTGTTCTTGATAGCGGTGTCAAGTATACCTACGATCGCTTTAACGATAAGTACCGTTATATCGGTTGCAACGGTGATGTTGCTGGTCTATGTGTTTCAACTTCTGCAGTTTTAGATGATTGGTTCTCACCAGCAGGTCTAAATCGCGGTGGTCTTCAGAACGTTGTGAAGCTCGCTTTCAATCCTAACAAGGCACAAAGAGACGATCTTTACACATCAAGAATCAACCCAATCGTTTCATTCCCAGGTTCTGGTCCTGTTCTCTTTGGCGATAAGACTGGTCTTGCTTCACCTTCTGCTTTTGATAGAATCAACGTTCGTCGTCTATTCCTCAACGTTGAGAAGAGAGCAAGAGCACTAGCAGAGTCAGTTCTGTTTGAGCAGAATGATACCACAACTCGTTCTGGTTTTGCTGCTTCGATCGGTTCATACCTATCAGAAGTGCAAGCACGTAGAGGAGTTACAGACTTCTTAGTTGTTTGCGACGAGAGCAACAATACACCTGAAATTATTGATAGAAATGAGTTTGTTGCTGAACTCTACCTCAAGCCAACACGTTCCATTAACTACGTAACAGTTACTGTAACTGCTACAAGAACGGGCGTTACGTTTGCTGAAGTTATCGGTAGATAATTAGTAATAGATAAAAACATCACAGAGGTAAAAACAAATGGCATCGTCAAACGTAAGTCAGTTTCTAAGCACTATTGGTCAGGGCGTAAAGCCCAATATGTTCCTGGTCAATATTCAGTTTCCATCGAGAATTAGTGGAGGAAAGGATCTAAATCTTACAAATATTCTTTGTAAGTCAGCAGCACTTCCAGGTTCCAACCTAGGAGTTATCGAAGTTCCTTTCCGTGGAAGAACAGTTAAGATCGCAGGTGACAGAACCTTTGATACTTGGACTACCACATTCTTCAACGATAAGGACTTTAAACTCCGTACATATTTTGAGGAGTGGGCGAATAGCATCAACACACATGATGGCAATACTGCTCCCCTATTCCGTCCAAATAGATCTGAAGGATATATGGCAGAACTTCAGGTTGATCAGCTTGAGAAGTCAGAAAAGCCAGAAGGTGAAATCTTAAGGAGATATATTCTTAAGCACTGCTTCCCAACCAACGTTTCTCAGATTGATCTTGCTTATGATAGCAACGATCAGATTGAAGAATTCACCGTTGAGTGGCAGTATTCATTCTTCACAGCAGAAGCACCAACTGGATCTAGAGGCGAAGTTTCTAGCATTCCAGTAGTCTGATAAATAGTTGGAAGCACATAAGTTGAATAGATAATCATGAGTCAGTTATTTGGCTTCCAAATCAATAGAAAGGAGGGACAGAAGGGACAATCCCCTGTCCCTCCTTCTGCTGATGAACCTATCGCAGTTGCTGCTGGTGGGTATTATGGAACATATGTAGAGACGGACAATCAAGCTCGCAACGAGTTTGAGATGATCCGTCGTTATCGTGATATGGCACTTCATCCAGAAGTTGATAGTGCTGTGGATGAAGTTGTAAATGAATTTATTGTAAGTGATGCTTACGATTCTCCAGTAGAAATCAACCTAGACAATCTAGAAGTTGGTGCTGGAGTAAAAAAAAGAATTAGAGATGAATTTGATTACATCAAACGTCTCCTCAACTTTGACAATCGCGCACATGAGATTGTTAGAACTTGGTATATTGATGGTAGATTATTTTACCACAAAGTTATCGATCTAGATAATCCAAAGAAAGGAATTACGGAACTTCGTTACATCGATCCGATGAAGATCAAGAAGGTCCGTCAGAAAATCGACAA